ACAGATCTCCGAACTTTGAAATGTCGCTATCCGGACACATCTGCATCACTGCATTTGTGGCCCAGATCGTCCTTCTGAAATGCACTTCTCTTCCGTTGAGTTCCATTGTTTAATCTCTCCTTACGGCGTTGCACCAAGCTTGGTTCTCAATGCGGCTTCTGCCTCTGCCTCGGTGCTGAAGCTGTTGCCGATAAACCGCCAGTTCTTATTGGCGGTATCATCGCGCATCAGCTGGAACACCAGATCCATGGTCTGCCAATCAATCTCATCTTCCTGAGTGTTTGCGCTCTCTTCCGGCACGTTCAGCTTTACCTTTGCAAGTACTGTAGGGACATAAGAATCAACGCCGTCACTCTTATATCTGACGATGTAACCAACACCAAGATACGGTGCGTTGTTGCCTTCACCATCTGCCGTCCAGCCATCTTCCGTAGCTGTCGGAAGGCCGCGCATGGTCTTCATCGCTGCCGGGAGCGGGGAATCGACAGTAAATGTAGCAGTGCCGCCGGTAAAGACTCCGTTCAGAGTCTCAGCAACTACGTTGTCCGCGTAGAAGTTGTTGTCCTCGGAAGACTCAGGAGCCAGAGACACAGAAACGCCACGCGCCATGATGGTCGGCTCAGAGTAAGTCACAGTAGAACCGCTGTTTGCGTACAAAGCAAAATAAGGCTTAGAAAAGCCGGTAATTACTCTGCCATTAGCCATTGTTAAAACCTCCGTAAATAATCAGGCTTTTCAGCCCATCTTCTTAGTTAATTCTTTGTTGATTTCATCTGCCATCGCTTTTTCAGCCTGTTCCTTTGTGGCCCGGACGGCCGGAGCAATATAAGGATGCTTCGGAGAAAAGGAAGTGCCGCTTTCAATTGCCCTGGCAATCATGCTGTTGGCATGGCCTTTGGGATATTTCTTAGTAATGTGGCCGTTATAACCATCAAAACCAACTTTCACATTGTATTCACCTCCGTCTTGCCGCATGGATGCAATGCCAAGGCCGTCCAGCAGGCCTTTCCGCTGCACGTCTGTGCACACGGACTTCGGCAGCTTCTGGATGTTAGCCCGGACGGCATCAGTGACAATGTCTGCGCCTTTGTAAATGGCACGGCCAATAACTTCATGCGCGGAGAATTCCAAGTTCGTCAGCTGGTCAATGTACTGGTCTATTCCTTTGCCCACATAAAACTTAGCCATTAGTGCTCACGCCCCAATTCCATTCGTAATGGATCAGATTGGTATCATCTTCATACTGAACAGAATTGAGTGACCAGGTCACGCCCAGATCGTCCAGAACGGCCTGCACAGAATCCACAAGTGGGTCAAATTCTGTTCTTGTGTACAGATCGACAGTGCCAACAATGTTCTGTTCTGTCTTGTGGTTGTCAGAGTTGAAAGAGTTTTCCTCTCCGCTTTCCGCCCACATCAGACAGGGCAGATCCTTCACGGGACGCCAATAGTGGTAACAGTTCTGTGTGACAAGTGCGAAAGCCTCACCCATCTGTCTCAGCTTACTCTGTAAGGACATCATAGAAATCCTCCAATCTGATCAGTGTTAGATCAATCGCATCTTCGTCATAGATCGGCTGTGCCGGATCAATCCGGTACTGTTTGCCGTCTTCCGGGATTGCGTATTTCACGCCATCCGGCAGTGCTACCATGTTGTGGCACCGGATCACAAGATCAAACTGCCTGTTGGCACCCATTGCGGCATAGATCCGGGTGATTCCGGCTGTGCTATAAGAATAAAAAGCCGTTCCCTTCTCAACCAGTTTTTCAACCGGCATAAATCCAGGATCAGCAGTATTCTCCAACGCGTAAAGCCTTACAATACCGCCATCACGCATCAGAACCACCCCAATCTGTATAGGTCGATGACATCAGCAGCTGAGACTTCTGCTCATCGTAGGACGCTTTCAGCCGGTTGTAAAAATTATCGCTCTGGAACCCAAAGTTCATCCGGCAATAAGTGATTACGGCCTGTTTGATCAGCGGCTCAATGCCTGTTTCCGTCAGCAGCTCCGGTTTGATGTCAGTGATCCCAAGATCTGCAAAAGCAGCTGAAATCAAGTCTGTTATTTCAGTGTCAAATGCCGTTGATGTAACACGGCAAGCAACTTTTACATCATCAAGAAGTGCCATTGTTACACCTCCTTAATCATTTCTTTTTCTTCGGTGCTTTTTCCACCACTACTTTTTCTGCCCATCCAAGCTTCAGAAGAGAGAGGCCGGTTTCCTCGCTCGTTTCAAACTCGGTTCCGGCCTTATATCTCTTATTGTCCACAAGGATGTCAATTAAGCCCTTGACCTTCATTAGTTAATGTAGGCAGCAGCTGCGGTCTTTCTCAGGCAGCCTTCTGCTCTCATATAACCGCCAATGATGAACTGTGCGTTCTTTGCATCACGCTCAGACTCAATCATGGTGTCCTGGATAACATTGAGGCAGAACAGAGCCGGATCAAGAATGGTAACCTTGGTAGCTGCATTGTCCAGCTTGACCTGGCAGCCAAGAGTAGCGCCAATGTTGAACGGAGATCCCTGAGCGATAGCGCCAACGATCTCATAGTAAGCAGTAGCCGGTGCGTAGATGATCGGATTGCGTGCCTGGACAGCCAGAGCCATTGCGGCCTTAACATCAGCAAACATATCGGTGGTAGCAGTAACCTTCTGAGCATTGCCGGCATCAGACAGAACGCGAGCGAATACATCCTTTGCCAGAGCCTCACCAATAGCATCGGAAACCTCACGGACAAGGAATCTCTCCATTGCGCCCTGAGACATCTTAGCTTCTGCATAAGAGATGGTTACATAGGTGTGGTAGTCAGCACCAACCAGAGTAACTTCAGCAGAAGTGAAGGTCTGCTCGGAAGATGTAGCACTGTCCATCTTCTTGGTGATGGCTGCGGGAGTCATCTTGGTGACCTTGATTGCCATGCCGGTACGCATGATGTCAACATCAGCAAGGATCGGATGAGCAGTAGTAACCTGATCCCAGATATCCTTGTCAAGACCGACCGGAAGAGACAGGCCGTCACCATAAGCGGAATTATCAGCCAGAATAGCTCTCTGCTCAACAGTAGCCTTGCCTACAAGATTGGCCATGAATGCATCTCTGTATTCTTTAGTTTCGATACCAAACATTTCTTTTTCCCTTTCTTCGGATTCAAAAGTTTTAACAACTTCACCGGCACCGCTTGCAACAGCCTCGCGGATCTCGGCTTTCTTTGCTTCTTCAGCCTTGCGGCTTTCCATTTCTTCTTTGATCGCTCTGGCCTCTGCCTCAAGCGCATCAAGATCTGCCTCAGGTGCGTCAAGTTCTACAGCAATTGCCGCTTTACGCTCCTCAAGCTGTTCGATGGTCATTTCTCTCAGTTCCATCAATCAAACCTCCATCAGTAATCTGATCTTTTTCTTGCGCCGTTCAATTGCTTCAGCCGCTGCCCTTGCGCTCTCCAGCGATTCCTTTGCACTATCCAGTGCCTCGGAAAGACCGCGCTGCTGAATTGATGTCTGCGCGTATGCGGGGAAAGTAACAGCGGAAACCTCAAAGACTTTGGAGATATTCCGAATATGTCTTGTCGGGTGTTCGCTGTCGATGTTTTCCCAGGCATCCTGATCCACCGTGAACATGAAAGACATTCCGGTTATGTCTCCACGGCCCACAGCAGACCAAAGGCTGCGTGAATCAGCATTGTTTTCAGTATCCAAATCAACACGAATGCTCAAACCGGCACCCGGCACAACTTCCAGCTGCATTGTGCTGTTGGTATTGTTGTTCCGGCTACGTGCCAGAGGGATCATGTCGGTGTTGTGATTAACTAAAAAACGGACATCCTTCAAATCGGTGTCCGCCAATGCTCCATCATCTATAATCTCATCATACCAGCCCATATCTGTGCGTTCGTTTACCACAATCGGCTGGCCCGTCAGAAAATGTCCGTGTTCTTCGTTTTCTTCTGCACGGACATCAAAGTTAAACGCTCTGATTTCCTTGGTCATTTTCATTCCCTTCTGTCACTCGATCAGTGACGTTGTAATATTCGCCACGGATAATCCTGGCATCTCCGCCCTCGACATCCGGCAGATTCCAGATCTCACGAACATCGTTGATGCTCATGATCCCTCGATCAAGCATCTGGCTGGATACATTCAATTTGTCCTGATTGCTCAGATACTGGAGCCGGTTGGCCGTTGCCATGACAGCGTTGCCATTGCTCTGCTCTCTCAGCGTAAACAGCATTTTCGTCATAACTTCAGAAAACTGGATCGCGAAAGGCTCAATTGCGCCCTCATAGAATGCCGCCCAGGCATCACCAAAGGCTTTGTTTGTTAGAATGTCCTCGTTAACTCCGAAGTATTCATAAACAGCCTTATTGATCACGCCCATCTGATCGGCATCAACCACCCATGGTTTGACTTCGATTTGTTTGATGTCGCTGTAAGTATTCGGGAACAGCAGCAGGCCGCCGCCCTGTGCATCTCTGGAGAAGTTTTCTTCCGTAAATCTCTTCCGTTCTTTAGCAAGATCTGCTGTCTTGGTAAAGTTGGCAGCCCTTGCCATAAAACGATAAGTAGCCGCCGACTTCACGCCCTCTTCAATGCCCTGATTCTGAATGTGGATTAAGTCCATTGTCGGGAACAGAGCCTGATTGGATTCACCGAAGAAGTCATTTTCATACTGAAACTTAGTCAGCACGCCGCAGCTGCTCAGTTCAATGGCGGCCTCATCTCCCCAACTGAACTGATAGCGGAGATATGGAGTACCACCATACTTCACAACGCTGCACGTCTTCGGCAGAGGCGCGAAGATCCCGGACACTTCACCATACTGGTCATAAACCGGCACGATAAAGGCCGTGTTGTGCACATCCAGAATGGTGGACAGCCGGTACAGAAACTGTGACCATGTTTGCAGTTTGTTTGGGCCGTGCTTCAGTTTGTTCTGTAATGCCGGGCGTGCCGTGCCGTTAAATTCCACGCGAAGTTTGGAAACGTGCGTTGCCCTGGCGTTGATTGCCGCCCGGATCAATTCCGACTCATAAACACTTCCCCCAAAAGACGTGAAATGCGGCATATACCCGTTAAGCATTTCAAATGTGCCGCCATATTCTCCTCTGGGCTTTGGTCGGTTCTTCAAGAAAAAATCAAAAAGCCCCATGTTATCAATCCTCGTTCTTTAATTGTTCGCCGATCTCGGCATAATATTTCTGCCGCACCGTCATAGCATCGAGCAGTGCTGCCGTTCCATCTATGTGCAGAGCCGGGGAAAGTTTAACAAGTTTGCCTCTTCCGCGCTCAGTGCTCATTTTTATTGCGCTGTTTAGCAAGTGCATTTTCAGCAGGTCATTGTCACCAATATGCAGCCGCCCATCTTCAAGCAGACCCTGTGTCTCCTGGATAACCGGATAAAGGTTTTCGCCCTGGAAGACATCATCTGTTTGGAATCCGTAGACGTTCAGATCCTGCACCAGGTACTGTGCGCTGTATCGGTCATAGCCAACCTTCAGCGGATAGATCTGATACTTTTCAACCAGTTCTGTGAACCAGTTAAAGCAATCATGATAATCAACAAAGTTGTCACCGGAAGCCGTCAGCAGGCCGCGCTGGATGTAAATGTTATATGGCACACCGTCTCTGATCGTTGCCTCATCAATCTTTTCTGAAGGTAAGAAGAAGTGTGCGAACACATACAGATGCCCGGCCTTCTCGATCACCACGGTGCAGGCTGTCAGATCTCGCGTTTGTGAAAGGTCAATACCACCCACACAGTAACTGTCGGAAAAATCCGACAACTCAAGCGGATCGCCTCCGGCGCGCTCCACAATGTTGGATGGCAGCCATGCCAAACTGCTGTTCTGTTTCAGATTGCAGTATTTGACGATAAACTCTGCCTTTTTGCTCAGAGATCCTTCAGCAACGGCGATTTCTTCCAGAAGATAATCAACAGTGACAGAAACGCCAAGATTAGGATTGGATTTCCGCAGTTCGTTGATGTCATCCCACTTCTCAATGTCATCGATCATGTAAAGGAACGGCAAAAGTCGTCGCTCTTTGCTGTCTCCCAGAAGGAAGCGGGTGCTGCGCCGGATGATTTCATCAAATATCGAATCGTTAATATAGCCGGATGTCGAACAGGACAGCATCAAGCCATCTGGTCGTGCGCCCATGGCGGACTTCATAACCTCATACTGTTTGAGGCCCTGATCTCCCTGCCAGGATGAAATCTCATCACAGATCGTTAAGGATGGGTTAAAGCCATCAGACTTCTTGGCAGAGAACGCGATCTTTTTTACAGTGCTGTTCGCTCCGGGAATGCACAGATCCGTCTGCCGGTGCCGTGCCAGCATGGAATCATCATGCACCTTTTTGTTGTGCTCATCCTTTTCTGACAGAATCTCCTTTAACTGCTGATACTCAGGATCAAGCTGAGTCATCTGCCAAATGCTGTTGTAGATGATGTCAGCCTGTTCCAGCTTCGGAGCCAGACAGAACACCCTTGCACCGTACCCGCCTTTGACTTGCCAGATATACTTTGCAATGGCAGCTGCCAGTAAAGACTTACCGTTCTTCCTGGCAACGATCAGAACAACCTCTCTGAACTGCGGATTGCCCTTTTCATCGACAATTCCGAACATCGCGGACAGCATTGCCTTCTGCCAGAGTTCCAACTTAAAAGATCCGGGTGCCAGCGGGCCTTCTGTATGAAAACAGTGCGTTTCAATCCATTCAATGGCGTTGTTGGCCTCGTTCTGATCAAAGAAAAAGGCCTTTGTCTCAAGGCCCTTGATCAGATATTCGTATATCAGCCGTATCCAGCGGCCTACGGTCGCGCTTCCGTTGCTGATTTTCTGGTAATACGCGTAAATGTAGTTATCTTTATCCTTTTTTCGTCTTGCCATGGCGAAAATAATGTATCTCTCGCTTTCTAAAAAGATCGCC